AGCTAGAATCATTACAGGCAAAAGATCAGACATTTATGGAGAACTTATGGCTTTTATAATGAAGCAAAGATCAGGTAAAGAAGATTTTACTATTACACCACCTGAAATAAAAAATGCTAGAGGTAATGCAAGTGGCACTATTTTAGTAAATGGCACACATGCAGTTGGAGATACAACAATAAATGTAGATGCTATGACAGGAACTTTCAAAGCTGGAGATTTTGTTAGCTTTGCTTCACATACTAAAGTCTATATGATTGTAGCTGATGTAACAGCAGATGGTTCTAATGAAGCAACAATTACTATTGAGCCACCTCTTATTACAGCATTAGCAGATGATTCAGTTGTTACTTACGACAATGTTGCATTTAAAGTACATTTAATTAATGATGTGCAAGAATTTGGTGCTATTGGTTCAGACAAAGATGGTAATATTTTATATCAATTTGAGTTAGATGTTGAAGAAACTCTTTAATGAAAAAATACAAGATCACACATTTAGTAAGTGCCGAGTTTGAAGCTACTGCTATTGTCAATGCTGATGAAATAGACGAAAAGACTAACGATTTAAAAGCTTACAAAAAACCTGATAGTAAATTTAATTTTACCATGTTAAAAGGTACAGAAAGCATAACAAGAAGTTATTACGAGGACTATGGCACGAACACTAACAACAGCAGTAAAAAACGAATTATTAACAGGTCAGATTAGACCCATACATCTTATTGAGATAGGTTTTTCTACACCTGTTTTTCTTACAGATTGTGGATTCGATTTAACTTCATCTATATCAGGTTCAAGTCGAACTTACACAGCTTCTCCACATTTAGTGGGTGGTTCATCGTTTGAAGAACAAACAGATATATCTAAAACATCGTTAAGTTTATCACTATCAGGTGCAGATCAAACATTTATATCAACTTGTCTTAATGAAAATATTGTAAATGATAGTGTAGAAATATATCGAGGATTGCTTAATTCAAGTAATTCAATAATAGCTGACCCAATATTATTATACTCAGGAAACATAGACACGTTTGAAATAACTGAAACAACAACACAATCAAATGTAAAATTAATTATAGTTTCCCATTGGGCAGACTTTGACAAAAAGTCAGGTAGAAAAACATCAAATGCTTCTCAACAAAGATTTTTTAGTGCTGATCTAGGCATGGATTATTCAAGTGAAAATGTGCTTGATATTAAATGGGGTAGAGAATGACAACTTTCGATGAAGTTATAAATCTGTATTATCATTTTGATAAATACAAAAAAAATACATATCCTGAATTATATTATCATATTTTACCATCTATAAATCTTAACCAATATAAAATATTTAAAGATGACAAAGGTATATTTGGTTTTGTGAATTGGGCGTATCTTAATAAAGATGTGGAAAAAGCTTATGTAACAAGTTCTAAGATTTATAAAAACGAATGGAAAAGTGGTGTAAATCTTTGGTTATATGATATTGTAATTCTTAGAAAGAGTAATGAGGTCATGTCATGGGTATATAACTACTTTAAAAAATTATTAAAAACAAATGAGTCTATATCTTGGTTACGTTTAAATAAACAAGACCAAGTATATAGAGTTTCAAAAAAATACAAAAGGGATTTTCATAGGTAATGGGTAGTGCAGTTGAAAAAGTAGTCGAAAAAGGCACAGGTCTTGTAACACAAGCATTTAGTTTGTTTCAGGGTAAATTTAACCCTTATGTAGCTTTAGGTGTTTTTGCTATTGGTTGGTTATTTTCAAGATCACTTAAACCTGATGTGCCTGACTTTGGTACAAACGATTTTGAAGAAACTGAAAGAGGTATATTATTAAACAAACAATCTAATAATGCTTGTATTCCTGTAATTTATGGAGAAAGATTAGTTGGTGGAACTAGAGTCTTTATAGAAACTTCAGGAACAGACAATACATATTTATATGTTGCTTTGGTTCTTGCAGAGGGAGAAGTAAATTCAATAGAACAAGTAATAGTTGATGATAAAGTAGTTACATTTGATGGTGCATTAACTCATGGCACTACAAGAGAAGTAGCGAGTAGTGATAGTAATTTTTTTAAAGATTCTACAAGTCATATTCAAATACAAGCTTTCATGGGTAAAGATGACCAAGTTGCATCAAGTGTTTTAACACCCTTATCATCATGGGGAAGTAACCATAGATTAAGAGGTATTTGTTATTTAGCTTTAAGATTTAAATGGAATCAAGATGTTTTTGGTGGAATACCTGTTGTTCAAGCAAAAGTAAAAGGTAAAAAGGTTGTAACATTAGCATCAAATCTATCAGAGCAAACTGCATCTTTTTCTTCAAACCCAGCTTTTTGTTTATTAGATTATTTAAGAAATGAAAGATATGGCAAAGGAATAGCAACATCTAATTTAGATTTACAAAGTTTTTTCGATGCTTCACAAGTTTGCGAAACTCAGGTTACACCATTTTCAGGTGGTAGTGATATTAACATATTTGATTGTAATGCAGTTGTAGATACTTCAAAAAAAGTATTAGATAATGTTAGAGATATAATAAAAGGAATGAGAGGTTATCTGCCTTATGTTCAGGGTAAATATAAATTAGTTATTGAAACAATAGGCACAGCTTCAGTATCACTTACAGAAGATGATATTCTTGGTGGATATGCTTTGGCATCTCCTACTAAAAACTCTAAATTTAACAGAGTTATTGTTTCATACATAAATCCTGACAGAAATTATCAAGTAGATGAGACTCAGTTTCCACCTATTGATGACTCAGCTTTACCAAGTGCAGATCAACACGCAACAATGAAAACAGCAGATGGTGGTTTTTTGCTAGAGGGTAGATTTGATTTTAGAACTATTACTTCAACATATCAGGCTGAAGAAATGGCTGAAATAATTTTAAGAAGAAGTAGAGAAGCATTAGGACTTACAATAAATTGTGGATTTAAAGCTTATGAATTACACATAGGGGATATTGTTAATGTAAGTTTATCATCGCTTGGATTTACAAATAAAGCTTTTAGAGTGCTATCAATGACATTTAATGAAGATTATACAATCAATTTACAATTAGTAGAGTATCAAGCATCTCATTATACTTTTGCTACAAAACAACAAGTGTCAAGTACACCATCAACTACTTTACCAAATCCATTTTCTATACAAGCACCAGCATCAATTACACTTTCTGATGAATTAATAGAGTATGCTGATGGAGTTGTTTTAACAAGATTAAATATATTAGTTGGTGCAAGTACAGACCAATTTGTTCAGTATTATCAAGTAGAAGCTAAGAAATCTACTGAATCAGATTTTAAAATAATATCTAGTGGTACTCAGCTAAATCACGAATTTATAAATGTAGTTGATGATATAACTTATAATGTAAGAGTAAAAGCTATAAATAGTTTTGGAGTTTCTTCAAGTTATACATCTGCTTCAAGAAAAATTATAGGTGCAACAGATATACCAAGTGATGTAGATGATTTGTCTGTTTCTATGGTTGGTTCAAATCAAATGGAGTTATCTTGGACACCTGTTAATGATTTAGATATATCTTGGTATGAAGTAAGGTTTCAAGATGTGACGAGTGGTGCTACTTGGAATGAAAGCACACCTATTGCAAAAGTAGTAAGAAGAAAATCAAATAGTTTAGTTGTTAATGCACAGATTGGTAGTTATTGTATAAAAGCAGTAGATAAATTAGGCAATTCTAGTGCAGAAGCTTCTATTGTATCAACAAACATTTCAGGCTTACAAAATTTTACTAATATTTTAACTTTGACAGAATAATGGCAGATTTTAATGGAACAAGAGATAGTAGTGTAGCAATATCAGAAGATAATGCTGGTAGAAAAGTATTAATTTTAGATACTATTACACAAGTAGATAGTCTTGTTGGTAATTTAGATTCAGCAGAGGGTTTTTTTGATTTAGGTGGCACAGACTCTACATCTAATCCTACAAATTTTGGTGGTAATATACAATCATCAGGATTTTATACATTTAGCAATACTCTTTCATTAGACCAAATATATGACACTAATTTAGGTTCTGTTATTGGCATGAGTTCAGAAGATGAATACGATTTATTTGATTCAGGTAGAGGTGCATCACAATTTGAAGATGCTAAAGCACCTTTTGATGGGTCTCCTGAAATACAATGTGGAGCAGAAGTACAAGTCGGATTTGACAATACAAGTTTAGATAATATTACAAGCTTTCAAAAAATAGCACAACAAAGCACAATAAAAGGTAAATTTTTTAAATTTAAATGTAAAATTACAAGTGATGATAATAAGGTTAGAGCAAAAGTTCATACTCTACAAACTAAAGTAAATATGGAAAAAAGAACTGAAGCTGGACAAGATGTGGTTTCAAATGCTTCAGGAACAACAATAACTTTTGTCAACTCTTTTTTCGCAACTCCAAGTATAGGTATTTCAGCACAAGGATTACAAACAGGAGACTATTATCAAATAACAAGTAAATCAAAAACTGCCTTTACAATTCAATTTTATAATAGTAGTAATGTTGGAATAAGCAGAACATTTGATTATCAAGTTGTAGGACATGGCTTGAAATCTTAGTAAAAATAAAATAAAAGGAATATATGAGTCAAGTATCAGATGTAGTTTTAGCCAATCAAGGATTTGCTTCTTTTAGAACAGAATTAAATAATATTTTAGGAGCAGTAAATACAAGTCATTTGGGTAGTTCAGCACCAGGTTCAGTTGCACAAGGTACAATTTGGGTAGATACAGGAACTACAGGATTTTTAAAAATAAAAATAAATGATGGTACAGATAATTTAGAATTATTTAGTATTAATATATCATCAAATGCAATAACTAGCCCAGCATCGGTTACAGGTACAATTACTGAATCTGACCCAAATGCATTACCACTAGCGATAGCTTTAGGATAAGGAGAATTACATGGCAAATACTTTTAAGGTAAAAACGAATGATGCGATGCCATCTTCTGCTGGAACACCACTTACACTTTACACTTGCCCATCATCTACAACTTGCGTTGTTATTGGATTAACACTTTGTAATGTTCACACAGCATCAGTTACAGCATCAGTCAAAATTGAATCAGACACTTCAGATACAGAAACAAACTCAAATGTTTTTGTTATTAAAGATGTATCTATACCTGCTGGAAGTTCACTTGAAGTTTTAACAGGTGGTAAATATGTAATTCAAGCAACTGATATTATTAAAATTGATTGTTCAGTTTCAGCTAAAATAGATGCTACATTATCAATATTAGAAATAACATAGGAGTAACGAATGGCTTTCATTGGCAAAACTCCCACACCAGCACCACTAACAAGTTCTGATATTGCATCAGACATAATTAATTCTACACACATTGGCGATACTGCTATTTCAGGTTTCGATGCTTTAGCAACTGCACCAGCAGATACAGATGAGTTTTTAATTAGTGATGCTGGTACTCTTAAAAGAATTGATGCTAGTTTAATTGGTGGTGGTAAAATAGGTCAAGTTGTTTCAACAACAAAAAGTGATACTTGGTCACAAAGTACATCAGGTAATACTTATTATAATCCAACAGGATTTAGTAGAACAATCACACCCTCTGCATCAACAAGTAAAATTTTAGTTATGTGTACTGCTTCTTTTTCAGGAACTAAAAATTATGAAATGGCTGGAAAACTTCTTAGAGCAGTAGGTGGCTCTGATACAGAACTTTTGAGAGGAGATGCTGGGGGTAGTAGAGGAAGAGCATTTTTGTCAAAAAGAACAAATGAAACTCAAGATTTTGCAAACTTTAGTATGACTTTTTTAGATAGTCCAAGTACAACATCAGAAATAACATATAAAGTTATGGGTGCTCTTGAAAGTAGTGCAACTCTTTACCTCAATAGAGGATTTGATGATAGTGATGATAGTGGCGAGTGGCGAACAGCTTCAAGTATAGTTTGTATGGAGGTATTAGCATAATGGATATACACAAAGCAATACGATCAATACATTCAGAGGCAGTTACAATAAATGGTAATAACCAAAATGATATAATTGCAAAAGATATTAATGGAGATGAAGTAACTATTGATTGGACACAAGTAAATGGTTGGACTGATTCTGAACAATATAAATTAGATAGAAAAAAAGAATATCCATCTATTGAAGATCAATTAGATCATATATATCATAATGGTATTAATAGTTGGAAAGCTACAATAAAAACAACTAAAGATAAATATCCAAAGGAATAATTTATGCCATACATAGGAAAAGACCCAATAGTAGGAAATTTTCAAGTTTGTGATGCAATAAGTGTAGTCAATGGACAAGCATCTTACACTATGCAAGTTTCATCAGTAAATGTTACACCTGAATCTGCAAATCACATGCTGGTATCTTTGAATGGTATTTTACAAAAACCAAACTCATCATTTACTATTTCAGGTTCAACAATAACTTTTGCATCTAATTTAGCAACAGGGGATGTTATAGATTTTATAATGTTACTTGGTAATGTTTTAGATATAGGAATACCAAGCGATGCTTCAGTTACAGATGCTAAAGCAAATTTTGTATCAACATCATCAGGTGCTGGGTTGCAAATAAAAGGCGATAATACTACAGATGGAACTTTACAATTAAATTGCAGAGTAAATTCGCATGGTATTAAATTAAAATCTCCACCTCACTCTGCTGGTCAATCATATACTTTAACTTTTCCATCAGGAAATGTCACTGCTGGTAAATTTTTAAAAATAGATTCTGTATCAGGCTCAGGAACAACAGGAGTTGGCACAATGACATTTGCTGATGCTGGTGGTTCTAACACTCCATCATTTTTTGCTATTTCTACAAACACAGAAGATAATGTAGATATTTCAGATAATACTTACACCAAACTAACATTGGACACAGAAATTTATGATAGTGATAACACATATTCATCTGATAGATTTACTCCAGGAGTTGCTGGAAAATATTTAATTACTGCAAAAGCTAATACTATAAATATGACTAACAATTCTACTTGTGCATTAGCAATTTATAAAAATGGTTCAATAATGGATACTGCAAATGGAGCCTCTTTAGGAATTTACACTTCATATTTTAATGATTTAGGAAATAATAATGCTGGATATTATACAATGACTTTAAATGTAATAGTAAATGCAAGTGATAGTGATTATTACGAATTATATGGTAAAAAAAATGATGGTGGTAATACAGGTGGTTTGTATGACAAATATTTTGGAGCAGTTAAAATAATAGGAGCATAATGGCTAGATTAAATACAAAAGTAAAATTATATTTAGAGGCAAACTCTAAAACTTGGGATGAAGAACAAAACAATATTATTCTTCAAAATGATTCTGATGGAAAAGGCGATTATATTGCATCTTGGAATGTATCAGGTTTAAAAAAACCTACTAACGCACAACTATCAGCTTTAGATAATAATGCAGATATAACAGAAAGAAATAATCGAGTTATAATAACAAGAAAAAAATTATATGGTTCTTGGGATAAACAATTAGAAGAAATAAACGAACAAGGTCTTGATGCTTGGAAAGAGAGAATAGCACAAATAAAAGTAGATAATCCAAAGGAGTCTTAACATGGCTCTTAACTTTGCTAACAACAATTCCTTATCAGCAATAACATCCTTACCAGCTTCTATAAGTGGTGGTGTATTTACATTATTACAAACTCAAACTGCATCAAGTTCATCTACAATAGATTTTACTTCAAACATAGACTCTACTTATGATATTTATATGTTTAAGTTTTATAATATTCATGCTTCAGCAGATGCTTTTTTAAGTTTTCAAGCTGACACAGGAACAAACACCAATTATAATCAACCTATAACTTCAACATTTTTTTCTGCTTTTCATGATGAAGCTGGAAGCTATCCATCATTAAATTACAGAACAGATGATGATGTGGCACAAAGTACATCTGATGTTAAAATAGGATTTAGAACAGGAAATGATGATGCTGATATGAATATTTGTGGAACTATGCAAGTTTATAATCCAAGCAGTTCAACTTTTGTAAAAAATTTTATGACAAGATTTTCATCTTATGATACAGGAAATTATGAATGTGATACTTTTGTTGCTGGGTATATAAATACAACTACTGCCATAACAAGATTTAGATTCAAAATGAATACAGGCAACATAGATAGTGGAGTAATAAAATTATATGGCATTAGTTAAATACAACAATAACAGCATATCAGCTATTACTACTGCTGGAACAATGTCAGCAAGTCAGGTTCTAATTAAAGAACAAACTGCTAGTTCAAGTGCTAGTATTTCATTCGTACATGGAAGTGGTGGAGTTGTTTTAGACAACACATATTCTATTTATAAGTTTGAGTTTATAAACATACACCCATCAGCACATATAACATTTGGTTTTAATGCAAGTACAGATAGTGGCTCAAATTACAATGTCACAAAAACGACCACGACTACTTCTGCTTATCATGGAGAGAATGGGTCATCAGCAGATTATTACTATATAGATGCAGATTTATCACAAAGTACAGCAGTTCAAAGAATTGCTGGTGATCTTTATACTGATAATGATAGTTCAATGTCAGGGTCTATGTTATTATTTGCACCATATTCAGACACGTTTGTAAAACATTTTTTGTCAGACACACAAAGAATGGATTATTCAGTTGTAGGATATTCAAATCGTTGGTTATGTGGTGGATATTTAAACACTACATCAGCAATAAATGGTATTCAATTTTCTATGATAAGTGGCAACATAGATTCAGGGCAAATCAAACTTTATGGAATCAAGGATAGTTAATGGCACTAATTAAATTAAATAACAGAGGTGTAAAAAATGCAACATCATTTGGAAGCATATCTTCATTAGGAAGTTTATCTTTAATACAAAAACAAACTGCTTCATCATCAGCTACTATTAGTTTTACATCAGGAATTGATAGCACTTATAATGAATATATTTTTTATTTTGTTAATATACACCCACAAACAGATAAAGCACATTTTCTGTTTCAAGCTGATACAGGAACAAATACAAATTATAATCAAACCATAACTAGCTCATCTTTTGTAGCTTATCATAATGAAGCTGGAAGTATCGCTGGTGTAATTTATGATGGAAATTATGACCAAGCACAAGGTACTGCATTTCAACATGTTGGAAAAGAAGTTAACGGAGATAATGATGGTTCATGTTCAGGAATCTTAAACATATTCCAACCAAGCAGTTCTACATTTGTTAAACATTTTAATTTAAGAACACAAGGATATGTTGCACCATCATCAGGAACAGATTTTTCACAAGATTTATTTATTGCTGGATATTTTAACACAACGACACCTTTAACAAGATTTCAATTCAAGATGAGTTCAGGAAATATTGATAGTGGAGACATCTTGTTATTTGGGTTAAATTAACATAAAAGGAGTATATTATGCCAAGATATAAATTAGTAAATGGAGAACGAATACAGCTTACTGCTGAAGAAGAAGCACAAAGAGATCAGGAAGAAGCTGATTGGAACGCTGGTGCTTTTGATAGAGCAATCGCATCTTTAAGACAAGATAGAAATAATAAGTTAGCTGAAACAGATTTTTATGCTTTATCTGATGTAACAATGTCAGATGAAATGAAACAATATAGACAAGACTTACGAGATATTACAGAGGGTCTAACAACTGAAGAACAAGTAAAGTCAGTAGAATTTCCAACTAAACCATAAGGAGTTTAGATGCAACTTTCTAAACATTTTAAATTAGAAGAATTTGAAAAATCAATGACAGCTACTCGTAAGGGTATTGAAAATAAAGCTGGTTCAGGAGAAATTAAGAATTTAACTGATCTTTGCTATGGAGTACTAGAACCTGTAAGAGCAAAGTTTGAAAAACCAATTATGGTAACTTCAGGATATAGAAGCCCAGCATTATGTGAAGCTATCGGTTCAAAACCTACATCACAACATACAAAAGGAGAAGCTGTTGATTTTGAAATTGCTGGAATATCTAACTTACAAGTTGCTTTGTGGATTCAAAATAATTGTAATTTTGACCAACTTATACTTGAATATTGGAAAGAGGGAGAGCCTAATAGTGGTTGGATTCATGTAAGTTATAAAGAAGATAGTAATAGAAAACAAGTGCTGACATATTCAGGAGATAAGTATATAAATGGATTACCTGATGCTAAATGGTCAGGTGGTAAATTTGCTAACTAAGGAGAAACAATGCTAACTAAAAAACAAAAGAAACTTCCAATGGCTTTACAAAAAGCTATTATGAAGAAGATGAAGAAAACTAAAAAAACAAAAAGGAGAAAATAATATGCCTTATCATTATGGTGGTGGAATGAAACCAAAGAAAAAAAAGAAAAAAACTAAAAAATCAAAAATGGTTAAAAGAAAAAGATAATGGTCAAAGTAGCATCTATAAAAAACATTATTAAAGATTTAACACCAAGACAAAAAAAAACCATGAGACGACACGCAGTTCATCACTCGTTAAAACACATGAGGTCTATGGCTAGATCAATGAAAAATGGAAGCACATTTGCATCTGCACATAATAAAGCTATGAGATCAGTAGGTAAATGAAAGGTTTTACTACAACATCAACTTTAGCTGTATTGTTAGATAAAAGACCAATGAGGAAAAGAAGAAGAAATGTCAAAAAAAAGAAAAAGAAGAAAAGTAGCAAGAGATAAAAAGCTTGATGTTCAAAACAAATATTTAGAGGGTTTGACAGGTAGAAAAAGAACTGCAAGAGCAAATTTAATTAAAAAAATGGATAAATTATATAAATCAGGAAGAAGAATACCAAGATCATTATTCAAAGCGAGGGTAAAGTAATGGCTGTAAGAAAAAAACCAATTTCTGCACCTGTGTTAAAAGCTTTAAAAAAAATGGCTAATAGCAAAAAAGGTGTTACTTTAGGACAATTAAAAAAAGTTTATCGTAGAGGGCAAGGAGCATGGTTAAGTGGCTCACGACCAAAAGTAGGTATGACCCAATGGGCTTTAGCTAGGGCAAGAAGTTTTACTCGTGGTTCAAGAAAACATGATCTTGATTTAAGAAGAAAAACTCGTAAAAAGAAAAGATGAAAACAACTAAAGAAAAATTTGTAGAGATTGATGGAAGAATCAAATTAGTAAATCAAAAAATTGATTTAATAATTAAAAATCATTTACATCACATGAAAAAAGACATTGATAGAATTTTATATTCTCTTGGTGCAATCGGTCTATTAGTTTTAGGTCAATTACTTTACTTACTCACGAAATAGTTGTATTAATAGACTTATGATCTATAAGTCTGTTTTAATAATAAGCGATACTCATATTCCTTATCATGTTCCTGAATTAATGGACTTTCTTAAATTACTTAAAAAAAAATATAAACCTGACAGAGTAATACATATTGGAGACGAAGTAGATAAACATGCTATGTCATTTCACGATAGCGACCCTGATTTACCTAGTGCTGGAGACGAGTTAAAATTATCAATACCTGTTATAAAACAATTAGAAAAAATGTTTCCTAAAATGGATTTGTTAGACTCTAATCATGGAAGCTTAGTTTTTAGACGAGCATATAAACATGGCATACCAAAAGCATATATAAAAAAATACAATGATTTTTTACAGGTAGGTAAGGGTTGGAAATGGCACGATGATTTAGTTATAGATACACCACTTGGTAAAGTTTATTTTTGTCATGGTAAAACACCTGATATTCTTAAATTGGCTCAATCTATGGGAATGTCATGCTGTAGTGGACACTATCATAGCTTGATGGGTGTAAGGTGGTTTGGCAATAGTTTAGGTTTATATTTTGGGCTTCAAGTAGGTTGTATGATAGACTCTAAGAGTTTAGCATTTAGATATAACAAAGTACAAAAAGCTAGACCAATTATAGGGTGTTCGGTCATATATAATGGATTACCTATAATTGAGCCTTTTATTAAAGATAAGTCAGGAAAATGGGTCGGAAAGCTACTTTAAAGCCACAGAGAGCCACAGAGAGGGCTACTCAGAGACAAATAGGTGGTAACCATTACAAGAACTTTAAGATACAGCCTATTGAGTTTATTACAAAAAATAAGCTTAGTTTTATACAAGGAAACATAATTAAGTATGTCTGTCGTTTTGATAAAAAAAATGGTAATGAAGATATAGACAAAGCAATTCACTATTGCGAATTATTAAAGGAGATAAAATAATGTGGTTGAATTTATTAAGCTTAGGTGTAAAGACAGGAGCAAGAATATATCAAAATAAACAAA